ATGGGCAACACCGCGAAGTTCAGTCAGAAAAAGAGAAGGCACGCGAGAATTTCTGAAGAGAAGGCTCGTGTGCCTTCTTTGCGTTTCCACAAGGCGAGCGGGCAGATGTACGTCGTCCTGTCCGGCAAGACCGTCTACTGCGGCAAGCAGGGGGACCCGGCCGCCGAGCAGAACTACCACCGGGCCATCGCCGAGTGGCTCGCGGCCGGGCGGCAGCTTCCGGCCGACCAGGATGGTATCACCGTCAAGGAACTCCTGGCCCGATTCTGGGTCCACGCCGAGGGCTACTACCGCCACGAGACGGACGGCCGGGTCAAGGAACTGGAGCAGTTCACGCTCGCCCTCCGGCCGCTGAAGGAAATGTACGAGTTCAGCCGGGCCATCGACTTCGGGCCGCGGGCCCTGAAGGCCGTCCAGCAGCGGATGGTCCAGATGGGCTGGTCCCGCATCTACATCAACAAGCAGATCAACCGCGTCCGCCACGTCTTCAAGTGGGCCGTCAGCGATGAGCTCATCCCCGGCTCGGTGCTGCACGCCCTCCAGGCCGTGTCCGGCCTGAAGCGCGGCCGCACCGACGCCATCGAGCTGGAGCGGGTCAAGCCGGTGCCGATCAAGCTGGTGGACGGCATCGAGCGGTACGTCTCCCGGCAGGTATGGACGATGATCAAGCTCCAACTGCTGACCGGCGCCCGCGCTGGCGAGATATGCCAGATGCGGCCGTGCGACATCAACCGCGACGGCGAGGTCTGGGTCTACAAGCCGCAGAGCCACAAGACCGCCCACCACGGCTTCGACCGCAAGATCTTCATCGGCCCACAGGCCCAGCGCTACCTGACCCCCTTCCTGCTCCGCGACCCGCAGGCCTACTGCTTCTCGCCCGCCGAAGCCGAGGCCGAACGCTACCGGCGTCTGCACGAGAACCGGGTAACGTACCTTTCCTGCGGCAACGTGCCCGGCAGCAACCGCAACCCCGACCGGCCGCGCGTCATTGGTGACCGCTACGACACCACCACCTACCGCCGGGCCATCAAACGCGGCTGCGACCACGCCTTCCCGCCGCCCGCACCACTGGTCCAGCAAGAGGATGAGTCCACCGCCAAATGGAAGAAGCGGCTGACCGCCGAGCAGAAGGCCGAACTGTCGGTTTGGCGCAAGGCCCATCGCTGGCACCCGCACCAGCTACGCCACAACGCCGCCACCGAGCTACGGAAAGAGTTCGGCATCGACGCCGCCCGCATCATCCTCGGCCACCAGTCCGCGGCCATCACCGAGGTCTACGCCGAGAAGGATGAGCAGCAGGCCATGGCGGCGATGCTGAAGGTTGGATAGGTCGCGTGGCTATAGAAAGCCGGGCGGGGCGTAGGGCCGAACCTATGACTCGCCCGGCCCTATACCTGGAGTTCGGGTCATGCTCGCTTTTCACCCGAGTTCCTGCTCCATATCTGGACTGATTCCCGGCCCCAGGAGGTCTTCCGCTTGGTCAAATTGAATATTTCCTTTGACAATCAGCAGTTTAACGAGCGTTGGGACGGGGATCGTCGTGACGACGGATAGGCAGACGATGGCGTTGAAGAACTCCGGTCCGATCATCTGGAGTTGAACTGCGACAGTCGCGGCTGCTAATGTGGCCGATAACTGCGGGACGGTCATCAGGCCTGCACACAAGCCCTTCTTGTTGGTGAATCCCGCCAGTCGCAGGGCCAGCCAACCTGAGCCCACCTTGCTGGCGATGAGCGCACCCAGTGTGACCAGTACGATAGCGGCATTCTCCCAGGCGGCGAATAGAATTCGCAGGTCCGTCTTCATTCCAATGGTCAGGAAGAGGAAGGGGATGACGAACCCATACCCGATGCCTTCGATCTTCTTGTGCAGAATTCGGCCTTGGTCGTGAAATGCCGGCGCTCGGACGACGGCCATCCCGGCGATGAAAGCCCCGACAATGACGCTGATCCCTATCAACTCCCCGACGAATACCACGACCAACACCCCGGCCAGAAAGAATGTAAGGCGGGTGTCGTCGTGGGGGTGCAGACGGGCCAGAATGCCTCGGGCCACCACCGGAACCAACCAAAGCGCCCCGGCGATATATAGCAGGATGACCGCCACGAACAGCGCCGGGAACCAAGCCCCCAGCACGCCCGGCTCGAGGTGGTCGAAGACGGAGATGCTCCCAGCCACCCGCTCGGGAATCTCGTGGCGCTTGAGCTGGACGCAGATGGCCAGCAGGACCAGGCTGGCGATGTCCGTGACGACCGTGGAGGCCAGTACGGCTACGCCGAACCGCGTCCGGGCTACCTTCAACTCCCGGATCACTGGAAACACGATGCCCACCGAGTGCGAGGCGAAGAGAGAGGCATAGACCCACTTGCCGATCGAATCACCGGGCTCGAAGACGGCGTACGCCGCGTAGCCTGCTGCCGCAGGAATGGCGAACGTCAGTGCGCTGAGCCAGAAGACGCCCTTCTTCTCCGCCCGCAGGATGCGTAGGTTGACCTCCATTCCCGCCAGGGCCATCAGGAACACCAGGCCCAGCAGGCCCATGGCCTCCAGGACGATATAGATCTGGGCGGTAGGATACCCTCGACCAAGGAAATGGTTTAGCCTGCGGATCAGGTCCAATGCATTGGGCCCGATTATGATCCCAATCAGCATGACCGCCACTACGCCCGGGATGTGAAGACGGCGGAGAATCTGCGGGACCACCGCCACCAGGGTCATCAGAAGCAGGAACATGATGAGGAACGTCAGGCCGGTCATAGCCGTATCAGTCTATCAGGTTCCAGTGTCCGATGAAACATCTAGGACGGCAGGCGGCATAACAAATCGGCCATTCGCGAACCCCAGCCGGCCGTGCGTCCCCAGCGACAGCTACGACACCACCACCTACCGCCAGGCTATTCAGTACAGCACCACACCCGGACGTAGCGGTTCTCGACCTGAACATCCCGATACGCAGTGGTGCGGAAGTCCTGGCTGACAAAAGTGCGGACGCCAATCAGATACCAGTTGTGATCTTGACCATTCTTCGTCCGAGTACCACCTCGTCAACTCCTACACGCCCGGCGAATGCAAATACCTTGTAAAAACTGCGGATCTTTCGCAATTGGCAGGCGTTGTGGGATCCAGCAATTGGCCGTTGCTTTTCGCAGTCGCAGCGAAAGCCTCTACTCGTAGTCCGGCCGCAACGTCTTCTCCAGCAGGCTTTGGGCTCCACGAATATCGTCGTCCGTCCCGCTCAGCACGGCCTGCGCCACCCGGCAAGCTTTCTCCAGAGCCTGGATGTACTTCATAGCTGCCAGAGGAGCGGAAGACTTCAGCGGAACCGCCTTTCGACGCTCCTCCAGGAATGTGTGCAACCGTCCGACGTTGGTGAAGGTGGCCGCAGATTTCCGAAGGTGGTCTTTCGCCTCTGCCAGTTCATCCCGCAATTTGTCCATTTCATGGCTCATACAACCATCATACCTTCCTCGCCAGCAGCCCAATCGGCTCTACTCCACTCCGTAACTGCGTAGGCAACTGGTGCAAAAACTGCGTAGCAACTGCGTAACCGCTGCAAAAACTGCGTAACCACTGCGCAACTGCGTCTGCGCAGCAGACTCCCGCCCCGGCTCTCGATTACGTTCGCTTGCATGAGCAATGCAGCGAACAGCACGCAAACGGTTGAACGGCTGATCGGGCCGGACGAGGACCTGATCACGCTGACCGAGGCGACGAAGCACCTGCCGAAGGTGGACGGCCGGAAGGTCGCCATCTGCACGCTGTGGCGGTGGTGCCGGGTCGGCCTGCGGGGTGTCTTTCTCGAGTACGTCCGCGTCGGCAGGAAGATCTGCACCACACGTCAGGCCCTGCTGCGGTTCTTCTCGGCCCTGGCCGACCAAGACTCCCGCTTCGCCCCCGACACCCGTAGCCGCCCCCGTCATGCAAACCGCCGCCCCCTCACGTCCCGCCAGCGTCAGCACGTCCTGGCCGAGGCCGACGCCATCCTCCAGAGGGCCGGGATATGAATCCGCACAACCACCACCAGGCCCCCAGCGGGCCATCGGAAAGGAACCACATGAATCGAATCGGGTACAGGTATCGCTTCAAGACAGACGCCAGGCTCAAAGAGGCTCGCGGCTGTCTTTTGCTGGCGCTGCTGGCCGCCGAAGGGCTGTTCGGCTACTGCCGGCTGTGCCAGGACGTTCGGTGCTACTGGGATCAGAGCATCAATGTCTTTGTGATCGAGGCGGGCACTCCCGTCGGCATCGCCTTGAACCTGATCTTCACCGCCTTCCTTTCCGCCGAGCTCGACAGCGGGGACTTCGACGTGCGTCGCGTCGAGCTTCTGACCCCGAACCGATAGGAGCCCTCCGATGAAACGCACCCTTCTGGACATCACCGAAGACCTGCAAGCTCTGGACGATCTGCTCACCGAGGCCGGCGGCGACATCACCGGCGTCGAGGCGACCGTGGACGCCTGGCTGGCCGAGCTGGAGCAGGATCTTAAGGGCAAGGTGGACAACTACGCCGCCCTGATCACGGCTATGAACGCCCGGGCCGAGGTCCGCAAGGCCGAGGCCGACCGCCTATACCACCGGGCGAAGGTGGACGCCGGCAACGCCAGGTTCCTCCGCGAGCGGCTCAAGGCCGCCCTGGAGTCGCGGGGCATCAACAGGCTGGAGACCGACCGCTACAAGGTCGGTGTGGCGAAGGTTGGCGGCGCCGTCCCGGTCGTCATCCCCGACCCGGCCGCCGTCGCCCCCGAGTTCATCCGGGTCAAGGAGATCCGCGAGCCGGACAAGGACGCCATCCGCAAGGCCCTGGAGGCGGGTCGGCAGGTGCAGGGCGCCGAGCTGGGCGCACGCGGAACCTGCCTGACGATCCGGTAGCGCCCGGCGGGAGGGCTCGCCGCGGCCTGATCGGGCCGCGGCGGCAGGTTCGATTCCTGCCCCCGCCCATGGCTGGCCAGCCAACGTGACGAACCAGAACCACTTTTCAAGGAAACGACCATGAGTCTACTGGAACGGATGCACAAGGGGCGGCGGTTTGAGCCGCCCAGGTTGGAGGTCCACGGCTGCGAGGGGATCGGCAAGAGCTCCCTGGCGGCCCAGGCCCCCAGCCCCGCCTTCATCGCCACCGAGGACGGCCTGGGCCAGATCGACTGCCACGCCTTTCCGCTGGCCAGGTGCTACGAGGACGTGGTGGGCTACCTGGAGGCCCTGCGGGACGAGCGGCACGACTACCAGACCGTCGTCATCGACACCGTCGACTGGCTGGAGCGGCTGATCTGGAACCGAGTGTGCCTGGACCGCAACGTCAAGAACATCGAGGACATCGGCTACCAGAAGGGCTACGTCTTCGCCCTGGACTGCTGGCGGAAGGTCCTGGACCTGCTGGACGAGCTGCGCCGCACCCGCGGGATGATGGCCATCCTGCTGGCCCACAGCAAGGTCGAGAAGTTCGAGGACCCCGAAACCCTCAGCTACGACCGCTACAGCCCCAAGCTGCACAAGCACGCCAACGCCATGGTCATCGAGTGGTGCGACGCGGTGCTGTTCGCCACGCGGATCATCGCCACCCGCACCGAGGACAAGGGCTTCGGCCAGAAGCGCACCATCGCCACGGGGGCCGGCGAGGGCGACCGCCGCATCCTCAAGTGCGTGGGCGGCCCCGCCTGCGTCGCCAAGAACCGCTTCGGCCTGCCGGCCGAGCTGCCGTTGGACTGGAACGCGCTGTTCAACGAGATCATCAAGTCGCAGTCCCCCAACCCGGAAGGAGCCGCCGCCAATGCCTAACCTCAGCGGATTCGATGCCAACAACGTGGAACCGGTCCCCAGCTTCGACCCGATCCCCAACGGGCAGTACCTGGCCCAGATCGTCGCCTCGGAAGAGAAGACCAGCAAGACCGGCAACAAGTTCCTCAGCCTGGAGCTGGAAGTCATGGACGGCCAGTACAAGGGCCGCAAGGTCTGGGTGAACCTGAACCTGGACCACCCCAACGCCGAGACGGTGAAGTTCGCCCGGGCGGAGCTGGCGGCGATCTGCAAGGCCGTGGGCGTGCTGCGGCCGCAGGACAGCGTCCAGCTCCACAACCTGCCCATGCTCATCACCGTCAAGTGCGTCAACCGCAAGGACAACGGCGAGCTGCAGAACCGGATCAAGGCCTACGCCCCCAAGACGACGGCGCAGGCGCAGCCCCAGCAGCCCGCGGCGGCCGGCGCCGTGCCGCCCTGGAAGAGGTAACCAAGCCATGGCCGAGCAGTGCGGAGTGTGCGGACAGCCAGTGAAGGACCGCAGGAACCGGTACTGCCCCGACTGCACCAAGATCGTCCGGCGGGAGATGGAGCAGTCGGGCTATCTCCAACGGACGAAGGTGCGGACCTGCTACGGCGACCTGCGGGAGCAAGAGGACTGTGCCCCGGTGCTCGAGGACGAGTTCGACGGCCAGGGCGAGGAGTATGACGAATGATTCTCACCTTGCCTTATCCGCCCAGCGTCAACCGCTACTACCGGCACGTGGGCTTCCGCACGCTGATCAGCCGCGAGGGTCGGGCGTACCGCACGGCGGTATGCCTGGCCCTGCGGCAGGCGGGGGTGCGGCCGCTGGACGGCCCGCTGGCGGTCGGCCTGGACCTCTACCCGCCCGACCGGCGCACCCGCGATGCGGACAACGTGCAGAAGGCCCTGCTGGACGCCCTTCAACACGGCGGGGCCTACGGCAACGACAGCCAGATCAAGAAGCTGCTGACGATCATGCGGGAGCAGGTCGTGCTGGGCGGGAAGGTGATCGTCTGTGTGATGCAACTGGACCCTTCAACCCTCAAGGACATTCAAGATGAAATTGCCTCTTAAGAAGATACGCCTGGACGGCGGGACGCAGACGCGGGCCCGCATCCACAACGACATCCTCGACGAGTACGCCGAGGACATGAAGGCCGGCTCGCCGTTCCCGCCGCTGATCGTGTTCCACGACGGGCGGGATTACTGGCTCGGCGACGGATTCCATCGCTGGGGCGCCGCGGCGCAGCTCGGGCTGGACTCCATCGAATGCGAGATCCGCCAGGGCACGATGGCCGACGCCCAGTGGTACAGCTTCTCGGCGAACAAGACCAACGGCATGCGGCGGACCAACGACGACAAGGTCCGGGCCGTCAAGTCGGCGCTGCGTCACTGCAAGGGCGAGCGGAGCAATATCGAGATTGCTCGTCATGTCGGCGTGGACGACCACACCGTGGCCAAGTACCGGCAGGAACTGGTTGCCGCCGGCGAGAGCATCGCCGCCGCCATCTCCAGCCGCGCATCTTCGGAAATTCCGAAGATGCGTCAGGAATCCTCGCCCGGCGAGCCGGCCCGGGTCGTCACCCGCAAGGGCAAGACCTATCAGATGAAGGTCGGCCGGATCGGCAAGGCCAAGAAGCCCGGCCGCAAGTCCGGGGGCATCGCCAAGGACGCGGCCGTGCCGTTCCGCAAGCCCGGGCAAATGATCCCCACGCTGACCATCTCCATCCCTCTGAACAACCCGGACGCCGCGGCCGGAGCCCTGTTGTCCAACTGTGAGCCGTCCTATCTGCGGGCGATGGTGGACCGCATCACCACCGTCCTGGACGAAAGGGGTGCCGCATGAACTGGCATCGATACCGCGAGTACCAGGGCGGCTGGCAGCACGAGGTCGTGCTCGCCTACGACCCCGCCGACAAGGGCGACCCGTTCTTGAAGTTCCGCACCCAGGAATACCGCGAGGCCGGCAAGATGGTCCGCCTGCAGGCCCTGCGCAACGACCCTTCGGACCGCCAAAGGAATGGCAAATGAAGCCCCCGAACATGTACACGGTCGTCATGCAGATCGGGCCCGACCAGGCCATCAAGTGGCTGGAGCGAAACACCCGCAACCGGACGCTGGACGAGAAGCACGTGCAGTCGCTGGCCGCCGAGATGAAGGCCGGGCGGTGGAAGCTCACCCACGTCGGCATCGCCTTCGACGTCAACGACGTGCTTCAGGACGGCCAGCACCGGCTGTGGGCCGTCGTCCTGTCCGGCTGCACGGTCGGGATGAACGTCACCTTCAACACCCCCGAGGACTGCATCGAGTACGTCGGGGGCGGCAAGCAGCGGATGGCGTATGAGCGGATGAACCTGTCGGGCCGGTTCGAGGGCGGGGTCAACCGCAACCATCTGTCGGCGCTTCGGGGCATGCTCCTGGGCCTTGCCAAGCCGCAGTTGGTCCCGTTCTGCCGGGAGATGGACCTGATGGCCAGGCATAAGCCGGCCATCGACTTCGCGGTCCAGCATCTGACCACCAACCGCGTCAAGGGCGTCGGTTCGTCGGCGACGCGCGCCGTGGTCGCCCGGGCCTGGTACTCCAGCGACCTGGAGAAGCTTCGCCGGTTCTGCGAGGTGCTGCGGACCGGCATGCGGGGCGGCGACGACGAGAGCGTCATCATCCTCCTGCGCGACTACCTGGCCAAGTGCGACGCCCGGGACGGGCTGGGGCGGTTCCGCGACCAGTACGGCAAGGTCGAGCGGGCGCTGCACGCCTACCTGGCCGGCAAGGTGTTGTCGGTTCTGCGGCCCTGCACGGCCGAGATGTTCCCGCTGCCCGAGGAGCCAGCCGGCAAGGAGGTGCAGGAATGAACAGGCCCGATCCGAATCTTGATCGCGTCCGCTGCTACGAAGCCCAGTCCGCCCACGAGGCGATGTGCCGGCTGCGAACCTGCCAGGAGATGCTCCTGGAGGCGGCCAAGACGATGCCCGCGCTCGACGGCCCGTACGACCTGCGACGCGCCGTGCGGGGGCTGGCCGCGGCCCTGCAACCCATCGACGAGGTGCTTCGCAAGCACTGGATCGCCTGGCGGGACTCGCTCACCGGGTTGGACGCCCGGTCGGAGGCCAGCCGCCGGTGATCTCCCTGCGTCCATACCAGTCGGCTGCCGTCGAGGCGGTCTACCGCCACCTGCGGCAGCACGACGACAATCCTGTCGTCGTGCTGCCCACCGGCGCGGGAAAGACGGCGACCCTTGCAACCATCTGCAATGATGTCGTTCGCAAGTGGAACGGACGCGCGCTGGTGCTGGCCCACGTGAAGGAGTTGCTCGAGCAGACCGCAGGCACCCTTCGCCGGATGGCGCCGGGCCTGGATGTCGGCGTCTACTCGGCCGGGCTGGGCCGGCGTGATACCCAGCACCCGGTGATCGTGGCGGGCATCCAGTCCATCTACAGGCGGGCGGCCGAGCTTGACGCCTTCGACATCGCCCTGATCGATGAATCGCACATGATCCCGCCCGAGGGCGACGGGATGTACCGCCAGTTCCTGGCCGACGCGAAGGTGATCAACCCCCACCTGCGGGTGATCGGGCTGACGGCCACGCCGTTCCGGATGTCCAGCGGGATGATCTGCCGACCGGACCACTTCCTGAACCGCATCTGTTACGAAGTCGGTGTCAAGGAACTGATCCGCGACGGCTACCTGTGCCCGCTGCGCACCAAGGCGGGCATCGTCCGGGCCGACACCAGCACGCTGCACGTGCGGGGCGGGGAGTTCGTGGCGGCCGAGGCCGAGAGCCTGATGGACCAGGAGGCCCTGGTCGGCGCCGCCTGCGCCGAGATCGTCCAGCAGACCCGGGACCGCCAGAGCGTGCTGATCTTCGCGGCGGGCATCCAGCACGGCATGCACATCGTGGAGACCCTCAAGCGGGAGCACGGCCTGGAGTGCGGCTTTGTCACCGGCGACACCCCGGCCGGCGAGCGGGACAGGCTGATCGCCCGCTTCCGCCGCCAGAACGGCAAGGACCTGTTCGCCGACAACCGGCCGCTGAAGTACCTCTGCAACGTCAACGTCCTGACCACGGGCTTCGACGCGCCCAACGTCGACTGCGTGGCGATGCTCCGGCCGACCATGTCGCCGGGCCTCTACTACCAGATGGTCGGCAGGGGCTTCCGGCTGTGCGAGGGCAAGAGCGACTGCCTGGTACTGGACTTCGGGGGCAACGTGCTGCGGCACGGGCCCGTGGACGATCTGCGGGTCGAGGAGCCCGGCAAGGGCAACGGCGAGGCCCCGGCCAAGGAGTGCCCGGAGTGCTGCGCGCTCATCCATGCAGCCTACGCCGTCTGCCCCGAGTGCGGATACCAGTTCCCGCCGCCGGAGCGGCAGAAGCATGAGGCGAAGGCCTCCACCGAGGGCGTCCTGTCCGGCCAGGAGACGGTCACCGAGTACCCGGTGCATGAGGTCCGCTACGCGGTCCACTACAAGAAGGACGCGCCCCCCGACCACCCCCGCACGATGCGCGTCGAGTACCGCATCGGCTGGCAGAAATACGTCAGCGAGTGGATCTGCGTCGAACACACCGGCTACGCCCGGGCCAAGGCGGAGGGCTGGTGGAGCCAGCGGTCCGGCGACCCCATGCCCGGCAATGCAGACGAGGCGGTCGCCCTGGCGGACGGCGGGGGCTTGGCCAGGCCGCTGGCGGTCCAGGTGCGGCGCGTGGCCGGCGACCCGTACGACCGCATCGTCGGCTACTCGCTGGGCGAGAAACCGCCCCCGCTCGCCGGCGGCGACCTGTCTTACCCCGAGCCGGACTACGTGCCAGCGACGATGGACGACGAAATTCCTTTCTGAAAGGCAACCCCATGGGACAAGGCTTCTACACGTGCGTGTACTTCGGCGGCATCTACCAGCCGCCGCCTGTCTTGGACGCGGACCGCTGGTATCGGCTGGTGCGGGAGGCTGCCGTCGCCGGGACGCAGGCGGGCAGCTGCTACGAGGCGAAGAATCCGTGGTTCGGCTACCTCGTGGCCGACTGCGGACAGGGGGTCAGTTGGGACGACGACGCCCCGCTGATCAGCTATGAGGCCTTCCCGTTGGCTACGCTGACGCAGGTCATCGGCAGCCAGAAGCGGTTCGCCAGGGCCCTGTCGGCGGCCCGCAAGTCCTACCGCCGCCTGACGGCCTCTGCGAAGGCCCACGGCCTGGCGCTGCCGCCGGGCGAGCTCATGCTGGTCAACGACTACGACTGAAACGGAGGCCGCCGATGACCCCATACCTCTTTGATGACGTATCGATCAACGCGACGGAGCAGGACAAGGCCGTGGTCCGCAGCGCCCGCCGCCTGCTGCTGGAGGTCCTGAAGATCCCGGCCGCTCCGCTCGAGCACGCGGTGCAGATCGCCCACGAGGGGGACTGGCAGCTGCAGGGCGATCCGCCCGAGGTCTTCGCCGCCCTGGGGGTGACCCGCCAGGCCCTGCGGATGCTGTGGCACCTGCGGTGCAACCTGGACGCGGCCATGCTGCCGGAGGCCCGCCTGTGATCGGACAGGCCGCGGCATCTTATCTGGACGCGGGTCTCTGCGTCCTGCCGGCCGTCCTGGCGGAGAAGCGCCCGGCGCTGGCGGCGTGGAAGCCGTTTCAGACTTGCCTGCCCTCGCAGGCGCAGCTCGCCCAATGGTTCGCCAAATCGGACGCCTGCTGCCTGCTGACGGGGGCGATCTCCCGGCACCTGGAGATGATCGACTTCGACGCCGGCGGTGCCCTGTACGACTGCTGGGCGGCCCTTGTCGAGGAACAGGCACCCGGCCTCCTGGCCCGCCTGGTGATCGAGCGCAGCCAGCGCGGCGGCCTCCACGTCGTCTACCGCTGCCGCAGCGCCATCTGCGGCAACCTGAAACTCGCCCAGCGCCTCGGGGCCAACGGCCGGCCCGAGACGCTCATCGAGACCCGCGGGGAGGGCGGCCTGTTCCTGTGCTGTCCGTCGCCCGGCTACGAGCTGCTGCAGGGCGATCTGGCCGCGCCGCCGGTGCTCGAGGAGGTCGAGCGGGACGTGCTGCTGTCCTGCGCGTGGTCGCTCAACGAGTGCTGGGCCAGGCAGGACAGCTCGCCCATGGTAGCGGCTGTGGCCGGACGGCCCGGCGACGACTTCAACGATCGCGGCGATGTGCGGGAGGTCCTGATCCGCCACGGCTGGACGCTTGCCCGGCAGGGCGAGAACGAGTATTGGCGCCGCCCGGGCAAGTCCGCCGGCTCCAGCGCGACCCTCAAGGACCGCGTCTTCTACGTCTTCTCATCCAACGCAGCCCCGTTCGAGCCCCAGCAGGCCTACGCCCCGTTCGGCGTCTACACCCTCCTGGAGCACCACGGCGACTACGCCGCGGCGGCCATGGCGCTGCGGGCGCAGGGATACGGGCAGGGCCCCGACGATTCCGGTGTGGACCTGTCGGCGTTCGCCGCCGCCCAGCGCGACGACGTTCAGGGGCCCAGCGGCCCGGAGGACCCCGGGCCCGTCCCGGACGAACTGCTGCACGTTCCCGGGTTCATCGCCCAGGTGATGGATTACACCCTCCGCACCGCGCCCTATCCCGACACCGTCCTGGCCTTCTGCGGCGCCGTCAGCCTCCAGGGGCTCCTGGCCGGCCGAAAGGTCCGCGACGAGGCCAACAACCGCACCAGCATGTACCTCCTGGGCCTGGCCAACTCCGGCGTCGGCAAGGACCACCCCCGCAAGGTCAACCAGCGCGTCCTGCTCTACTGCGGCCTGGCGGAGAACTTCGCCGAGACCTTCGCGTCCGGCGAGGGAATCGAGGACCGCATGCTGGTCCAGCCGGCCATGCTCTTCCAGACCGACGAGATGGACGGGCTGATCACCGCGATCGCCAGGGGCAAGGAGATCCGGTTCGACGGGATCATGAATGTCCTGCTCAAAATGTACAGCTCGGCCAACGGCATCTACGCCATGCGGATCAAGGCGGGCAAGAACGCCAACCGGGGCGTGATCCACCAGCCGTGCCTGTGCATCTTCGGCACCGCCATCCCGAAGAATTTCTATGAATCGCTGTCGGGCAAGATGCTCGACAACGGCTTCTTCGCCAGGATGCTCATCCTGGAGACCGGCAGGCGCAGCGCCGGCCAGGACCCGGCCCTGGACGACCTGCCCGATTCCATCGTCGCCGTCGCCCGCCACTGGGCCGACTACCGGCCCGGCACCGGCAACCTGGAGAATTGCCACCCCGCGCCCGCGGTCGTGCCCTACACCACGGAGGCCAAGGCGATCCTCTCCGATCTCCGGGCCCACGCCGACCGGCAGTACACCGACTGCGAGGCCCGCGGCGACACCATCGGCATGGCCATGTGGGCCCGGGCCAATGAGAAGGCCAGGCGGCTGGCCCTCATCTACGCCTGCAGCGCGAACCACCAGGCACCCAGCGTCGACGAGCCCGCAGCCGTCTGGGCAGCCCGGCTGGTCAGCCACCAAACCCGCCGCATGCTCCACATGGCCTTCGAGCACGCCAGCGAGAACGAGTTCGACGGCAAGCGCAAGCGCGTCCTGCGGGAGATCCGTAACGCCCCGGGCGGCCGGATGACCAAGACCGCCCTCTGCCGCCGCCTGCGGGCCATCCCCTCGCGTGAACGGGACGAGATCATCCTCTCCCTTCTGGAGGCCGGGGACGTCCGCCTAGACAAGAGAACACAGGACGGGCCCGGGGTGCCCGGTCAGGAGTACGTGGCATGCTGACCGCACCGGCATCTATTCGAATTCATTATTTCCTTCCCGACCCGCGCGCCCACGAAGGCCCCAAAAATAGCGCGCGTGCAGGGAAGGAAGGAATTAATAGGAAGGAATTAAATATATATATTATATATGATTACATCTATACGAAGATGAATTCGTTCCCGCGCCATCTTCGTAAAGATGCATCTTTATCTAAGATGGGCGGGAATGAATTCAACTCTGCCCGCATTTTAGGAAAGATGCGCCTGCCGCAGTCGGGCGAGGTTGGGGCAGTTGCGGACCACACGTTGGACCGTCCACGACGGCCCCCAAACCGCCCACGTTGGCCCAGGATCGAAGATCAACCCCAGGTCGGCCCGGAGGCCGACCTGCGCCGCCCTCGCGCCGCAGCCGCCATAATGGCGGCTCAGCGGTTCCTTCCCCGCCATCTTGTCTCCCTACCGCGGCGGGAACGGGCGGCGTCGGTCTTTTTGTTTGTTGCGACGGTGAACGTCGCCTTTGTGAAGGAGAAACGGACATGGATGTAAAGCTCGTGAGCGTCGACGAAGTGAAGCCGTTCGAGACCAACCCCCGCATCAACGACCAGGCCGTGGAGGCCGTGGCGGCCTCGCTGCGGCAGTTCGGGTTCCGCCAGCCCATCGTTGTGGACGAGGGGATGGTCATCATCTGCGGGCACACCCGCTGGAAGGCGGCCAGGCGGCTGGGGCTGGCCAAGGTGCCGGTGCACGTGGCGAAGGACCTCACGGCTGAGCAGGTCCGGGCGTATCGCATCGCTGACAACAAGACGGGGGAACTGGCCGAGTGGAACATGGACCTGCTGCCCATTCAGATCGCCGACCTCCAGGCGGCGGATTGGGACATGTCCCAGTTCGGGTTTTCGGCTGAGGAACTGTCCAAGCTGCTGGACGGGGACGTCCAGGAGGGGCTGACGGACCCGGACGAGGTTCCGGCGCCCCCGGACGAGGCGATCACCAAGCCGGGCGACCTGTGGATTCTGGGCAACCACCGTCTGCTCTGCGGCGATAGCGGTTCGGTGGAGGACCTGGACCGCCTGCTGGACGGGGCGCCGGTGCATCTGGTTAATACAGATCCGCCATATAATGTGAAGGTTGAGCCGCGCAGCAACAACGCCATCGCGGCCGGCCTCTCCAGCTTCGAGGCGCCCGCGCCTGAAGGGAATGGGCGCCGCACCGGCCGCAAGAAGAACGGCCTCACCCACCACCAGCAGTCGGACGTGGACCGCAACGGGGTTCCGCAGGCCACGCACAAGAAGCTCCGCGCCAAAGACAGACCGCTGGCCAACGACTTCGTCACCGACGAAGCCTTCGCCAAGATGCTCCGCGCGTGGTTCGGCAACATCGCGCGGGTGCTGCTGCCGGGGCACTCGGCCTACATCTGGGGCGGGTACTCCAACATCGCGAATTACCCTCCTGCGCTGGTCGAGGCGGGACTGTACTTCAGCCAGATGATCGTGTGGGATAAGCAGCACCCGGTGATGACGCGCAAAGATTACATGGGAGCACACGAATGGGCGTTCTATTCCTGGCGTGAGGGCGCGGCACATAGGTTCTTCGGACCTAATCCCGGATTTCCCATATAG